CTGGACCTTGCCAAGTTCCGCGCCTGGGCTCGCATCCCTCACACCGAGGACGATCCGGCCATCGGCATCGCCTGGGAGGCTGCCGTGCGCGAGCTTGAGGAGCGCACCGGCTGGGTGGTCGATCCGGTCACACGGACGCAGTACGTCGGCGTCGAGCCGACGAACACCGAGAAGCTTGTACTTCTCTCCCGGCAGCCGGCGACGGCTGCGACGTGCGTCGATGACAATTCGGCCACGATCAACCTGACGCTGGTCACCATCAACGGGCTCCAGTACGCGAGCCTGGACGAGGACGACCTGTCCTACCCGCTGGTCCTGACCGTGAGCTGCGGCAGCAACACGCTCAACCCGCTGCTCGAAATGGCGCTGCTCCAGCGTGTGACGCACCACGTCGCAAGCCGCGGCGACGATACGGTAACCCTGTCGAGTGACTACTGGGACCGCATTTCCGCCATGATGGGCAAGGGGATCGGCTGATGGCCCACGTCCCGTCCGGAATGCTGCGCTACGCCATGACGGTGCAGAATCGCAGCGTCACGACGGATTCTCTCGGCCAGGCAGCGGAGACTTGGACGGACATCGCCGTCATTTCCTGCCACGCCGAGCAAATGCAGACGAATGACGCATTCGGCGACGGTGGCCCAGAGATCCGCACCGACTGGCGCATCCTCGCCGCCTGGCATCCTGACGTCACGACCCGCAGCCGGCTGAAGTGGGTGGACCGCGGCACGACGCGCTATTTCAACCTTCGAGGCTGTTGGGACCGCGACGGCCGCCAGCGCCGCCTCGAGATCGAAGCCACCGAGGTGGTGCCATGATCCGCGGCCCATCCGCCGGGGCCCGCCTCGGCACCAAGGTGAAGGTCACGGTCAACAAGGTCGAGGCCGCCAGGCTGCTCGAGCGCCTTCCTGCCCGCGTCGCCGAGAACGTGCGCCGGCGGGCCATCCGGACGGCGACGAAGCCATACGTGAAGACCCTTGCGACCGTGTGGCGCACGGCCAACTACGACGGAACCGGCATCCACCGTCGCGCCATCGCCTCGGCCGTCAAGCTCGACGGTCCGAGGCGCATGGGCGCGGGGCCCGGTGCGCGACTCATGTTCGAGATCGGCGTCGATTACGCGGCCAAGAGGGCCCGCCATCGGCAGAAGATTTGGCATCTGCTCGAGGGCGGTTTCCGGCACAAAGCCAGCGGCAAGCGCGTTCCGGGCTCGTACCGCTCGCTTCGGTGGGCTCGCCGTTCCGCGCAGGCCATGTTCGAGGCCGTTGCCGAGCAGATCATTGTCGAAGCACGAAAGGCGCTGGCATGAGCTACTACGACGCGCTCACGTCGTTCGTGGACTATGCCGCCGCGGCCTGCGCTACGGCTGCTCCTGTCCCGCCGCTCAATGCGTCCATGCGTGTGGCCGGAACGCCGACGCCTGTCGCCGTCTATGACTGCACTTGCACGCCCGTGCAGCACCATCCAGGCACGTTCTCGGGGCATTGGGCCATCGAGGCCACTATCACGATCATCGGCGACAATCTGCTCGAGATCGCAACTATCGCCGATTTCATCGGCGCGTACTTCAGCGCGAACCCCAATTTCACGCCGACCACGCCGTCGAGCTCATGCCGCATCGGCGTCGAAACGATCAGCTTCGCAACCGGTGCCGAGTCGCCCGACGATGGGCAGCAGGACGCCGAAAGAACCATCACTATCTCGCTCACGATGCAAGTGAGGGAAGGCTAAACCATGGCAACGATCATTGGATTCGGCGGAACCGGGACGCTCAACTTCAACGCCGGTGGCGCGACGACGTTCCCGGTTCGGAATGTCTCGGTGTCGTTTGAGCGCGCATCGCTCGACGTAACCACGCTGACGGACTTCCGCGAGAAGCGTGCCCCCGGTCGCATCCGCAGGACGGCGACGTTTGAAATGCTCGCACAAGACAGCACGACCGACAACAATCTCCGGACGCACCTGTACCCGACCACGCTCGCCGACGCGGTCAACCGAAGCGTCGTGTTGACGTACACCGATCAAGGGTCGATCGCGTACACGATCACGGGGCACATTACGAGTGCGTCGCGCACCGACGATGGCACCGGGCCGGGCATCTGGTCGCTGTCCCTGGACGAAGCCTGATGCCGCGGGACCTGACCCATCTCTTTGCCAAGACGCGGCGCGTCGAGCATCCCGAGCTCGGCGTCGTGCTGGTCCGCGAGGCCACCATGGAGGACTACCTCCGGGCAGGCGCGGATCGGTGGTGGTTCGCGTCGAACCTGCAATGCGAAGACGGCTCGGCGTTCGTAGCCGACGCCAGCGACCTCGGCCGGCTGCGGGCGGAACTGTCCGACTGGCTGCTTTCGGAGGTGACGAAGAAGCGCCCTACTCCGCCGCCGAACGGCGGCGCTGGCGCAACGGAGACGAGGCAACCCGAATGACGATGCCAGGCAACATCGCCGCGACCGAGTTCACCACGCTCGAGCGTTGCGAGTGGCTGCTTTCCTGCATTGCCTGCACCGTGACGCGCAAGCCTGCCCACGAACTGCTCCCATGGGTCCGAAGCGGCATCCAGGAGCTCGGGAGGTCGCTCAATGGCTAAAGAAATGAAAGCCGTCATCCGGGCCGAGGTGGACCCGTCGGGCGTCGTGCGCGGCGTCAACGACGTCAACCGCCAGCTTGGGAAGATCAACAAGGCAACCGCCGCCACGGCCATCGCGACGGGAATCCAGGGCGTTTCGTCGGCGCTCGCCATGATGCGGAACGTCCTCGAGCAGATCGACCGACGCAACCTCGAGATACAGGAAATTGCGTCCCGGTTCTCGCCGCAGGCTCGGGCCGCGCAAATGCAGACGGAGCTTGCGAAGATGCGCCAAAGCATGGCGCTCGGTCCTGTGATGGCGTCGGAAATGCAGGCCGTTGAACAGGTCAAGCAGCGGGCGATCTCGTCAGAAACACAGCGGCTTATGGCTGCGCCGGCTGGCTCGCAGGCCGCAGCCGAAGACTTCAAGAGCTTCTTCACCGAGATGGCCGACCGGCTGCGCGAGTATCCGGGCCGAGTCCTGGGAGGCGGGCCGATTGCGAACCCTGTGGCTAATCCGATCCGGCGGTTCTACAACCCGTTTGGGGAGGACTTCTTGAGCGGGCAAGGCCTCGCCGGCGGCATGGGATCGGCGAGAGGCATGTCGTACGCCGAGAAGACGGCCCGCGGCATCGAGAAGATGGCGAGGGAGAACTAATGGGCACGTTCACCGTCGAAGAGTTCAAGGAAAGCCGCAGCTACCAGCTGGAGGCGTTCCCGAACGAGTGCTCCCTAACGGCCGTCTACACGGTCACTTGGACGCCTTCAAACTCGTCGGACCCGTATCCCGGTTACCCGGCCATGCTGGCGGCGGTAACGAAGCCACGCCAACGGCCGACGAGTTCACTCCACGAAAGTGATACCTATCACAAGACGCTGGTAAGCCGCGAGGTAACCATCACGGCGCTGGTCGAACGGACATACGCCTGGCGTGTGACTGTTCGCTATTCGACCCGCGGCCCATTGCAGGACGGTGCAGGGCAATTCTGCATCGTGACCCGCTCGACGAGCATCCGCCAGGCTGCGCTCTACCGATCGGGCGCGACGCTGCCAACGAACGGAACACCGTCGGGCTTTACAGACATCGCCGGCACGGCGGTCGATCTGAACGGCAACCCTCGCGAATACGAGGTCCCGCAGACACTTGTCTCGGTCGAAGTGTGGTGGGATCGCACCCTCCCGAGCGGGACGCCGGCGGCCGAGCCCGCCTACTCGACGTACAGCAGCACCGTCGGCAAGCGCAACAACGCCACGTTCATCGGCTACCCGCAGGGCTCGCTCCTATACCGCGGCTTCCAAGCTGCGCCGATCGACAACTACTACCGCATCACCCACACCTTCCTGCACGACGAGTGGTACCACCTCGAGCAGATCCCGGCCCCGAACCCAACCGGGCAGCCGGTGCTGGTGCCTGGCGCGACCTACGGCTCCTTCCAAGTGCTCCAGGCCGACGAGATCTTCTGGTACCAGAAGTACACCTCGACGGCAGCGTTCAGCTCGCTCGTCACCGCCGCGCAGCTGGCGGAACTGACCGCACCCGTACCGACCGCGATTCCCTGATGGCCTACCAAGTGCCCATCTTCAC